GTGGGGGTCTCGACAGAGACCTGTTCCCTTCCTTTCCTTTCCCTTTAAATTTTTTAGAAAGAAAATCATGCAAACAACTAAAGACAACTACGTAGGTAAAGTTCCATTTGACCGATTCCAAACCATCTCAACTACAGCACGGGAGCTAGGTCACAAGTATTGGATCGGTGACATCCCCGTGCACGAAGAGTTACTTAAGTTCTTCAAAGCATTCAAAGCCAAGCGGTACAACATCGTGCCATGTACGGATAGATCTACTTCCGCTTATTGGATCACTGGAGCAGACGGGGAAGAAAAAGCCGTACATATATACTACACGCTAGGTATCACTTATCCCGATACAACTGCATTTAGATCAGGTGAAATACACATTGAAAGAACTCCAACTACTTTGTATTGTGTTAAATCCGATAACATTGAGAATGAGAAGTTCTCTGATCAGAGTGATGGGTACCACGTTCGGCAGTCTAAAGATATGACCAAGGTATTGAAACTTGCTATGAAGTTCTTGGCACCTCTTGGTTTTGAAGATATCAATGAGAAGTGTACTCGTTATCTACATTCGGGCATTGATAAATTGCGTGAACCGGCACGGGATAAGTTACATCATAAGTTGGGAATTGATCGTAGTGTCGTAGCACAAGAAGTTGCTCACATGATTGCGTCAGGGTACAAGCCAAGTACAGAGGGATTTAAAAATGCGCTTGACATGTGGGTACAAGAAGGTGCAGAATTGAAACGTATGCAGGACTACAAACCTCGTGTATGCTTTGTATGGGTTAAACCTAATAGTTTATCTTACCAATTTAAGGAAGATAGAGAATTTACAGAGTGCACCAGTATGACTGAGGTACCTGAGCTTATCCGTAATAAGTTAGCCGTATTGCAGATCGCAAATAACGGGGACGCTATTGCGGATGTTGGCGTTCGTGTGTCAGATGTTACTTATTGGATATTCGCATGATTGAAAACCTCGATGTTCAAGGTGCTTTGAGAGTTCATGTGAATGAAGATGGAACTATTGACTTGTTGGACTTTACTATGCCAAGTATGAAAGGACGGCAACAGCATAATATCCCACAAGTTAATGTACCAAAGTGGATCATGGAATCAATATCCATGTTGCGTATCACAGAGGCAGGGAGCTTTGTAGCCGACTTAGGATTCAAGGTTACCGATTCGTTATATTACATATCAAACAAAGAAGGAGAGTGAGATGATAAACAAAATGGAAACACTAACCCAAGCATGGGATAAAGTATTCAGAGTCATTAGCCCAGTAGAACTTGCGGCACGTGAACTACATGAGGCAGAGGTTCGTAGGTTGGAGGCATGCACCGCACGTGAGTATGCTGATTCAATGGTGAGCTATCACGACGCACGGATCAAACGTCTCAAAGCGTATCTCAAGTTACGGGGTGAAAGTAATGAGTAACCACAACGATGATCTGTATGATTTTTATGCAGGGTTGGCTATGTTGGGATGGATCATGAATGGGGAACTAAACATCAAGACCATCCCGCATCTGGCACATGAAACAGCAAAGCAAATGATGTTGGTACGTGAAGACATCATGGATGAGGAGGTTGAAGTTGAAGAGCACAGTGGGGGTATCACAGAAATTATCCCCCCAAAGAAACGAAATAAACTTAAGGAGAAAGATGTATGAATAGAAAAGAAATCATAGAACTGGCTGAACAAGTTTATGGTGTGTGCGTGTGGCAAGAATCTGCATTGGATCACCTTGAACAGTTTGCCGAGTTGGTTATAAAACATGAAGCGTGCTCAAGTTTAAAACCTGTACAAGTTCGGCCTTGGGAATTTAATATGCTGAGTCAAGGCAAAGAAGATATGTTAGGTAAACCTATAGCATGGTCACAGTGGCCTAATGAGGAGAGTAACAATGAATGAATACAGAGTCAAAATATCGGTAAGCAATAACTTACTGCGAACCGCAATTGAGAAAGCAGGGTTTAAAAGTCAAGCTGATTTTGCTAGAACTAATGATATTAGCCAACAGAATTTGAATGCGTTGATAGGATTACGTTTTCCTCCTATTAACACAGATGGATCATTTTCTGTGTTGGCAAGCAGAGTTATGGAAGCCCTTGATGCTTTGCCAACTGAACTGTGGACTGAAGAACAGCTAACAATGGCGTTGCCTAAGAGTTCCTCTACAGGTTTTTTTGGTGCCAAGCATTTGATGGCACTGCAAAACAGAATGACGGTTAATCAAATTGAACATGATGTTGAAGATGATGTAGATAAAAATCTGTTAAAAAATAAAGTCAATGAAATACTAGAAACACTGACACCTAGAGAGAAAAAAGTAATCAAGTTAAGGTTTGGTTTAGACGGGTGTGACGAGCATACGTATGAAGAGATTGGTACGATGTTTGATCTTACAAGAGAACGCATAAGACAAATAGAAATGAAAGCAATGCGAAGTATAAAAGGAGCTGATTATAGAGGTGAGATTAACGCACGAGGATTAATGTAATGAATAAATTTATGATTGAGAACGAATTTGGGGTTATGGTTTTGGACATCTTTGCCCTGTGGCTTGACACTCACACGCTTGGTGACATTGATAATCCAAACCCAATACACAACAATACCTTTGTGGATATATTTTTAATTGGAGTAGTCAATGAATAAAGAAGAAATCATTCAAATAGCTAAAAAATGTGGATGGGATAACCCTGCTACAAACATGATGCCCTTATATGAATTTGCTAAACTAATTGCACATTATGAACGTGAAGAGTGTGCAAAGATGTGTGATTATGTTTACGAAAATATAGTTACTGATGAGCATATAAAAGATATGGCATTCAAAATCAGAGCAAGGGGACAAGAATGAAAACTAAAGAAGAAATCATAGATAAGATAATCTCTAACGAATGGTGGCCTTTTGATCGTGTTGACCCAAAGATACTGCAAGAGATTATTCACAGAGACAAGCAAGATCAATTGGCTGATGTTGGGGAGGCGTTGTTATGACATTAGAAGAATTTGCATATACAAAATTAAGTAGTCGAGCAAAAAATGTGGTCATGTCAATGACAACAAAAGGCATTTGGTTCACTAAAGACAATATTATGTTTGACATGAAACCTCGCCCCGACTCTAACATCTATGATGTATTTAAACATCTAAGTAAAAATTACCTAATGATGCAAGAAAACTGTGGGCAAGTAACGGCAGAAGAAATTGCAACTGCTCTCAAAGAAGAAGGTTTTGAGTTAAGAGAAACAACACATTGGAGGAAAAAATGATTAATGAAACACCAACTGCATTTCCTTGGACACATGGAGATACAACTTGTACTGGCATGACTTTGCGGGACTACTTTGCGGCTAAGGCTATGCAAGCCATTGTAAGTAGAGAAGATTTTGAGTTTGAAGACTCTGCGTGGGAAAACGTTTATGACATAGCAGACGCAATGATAAAAGCAAGGGGACAAGAATGAATAAAGAAATGAACATAAAAAAATTGATTGAACATTTTGGTGGCAAATGTTTGTTTGGTGGCTCACTTATACAGTTTAATGAAGATTCGTTCAACGAAATGTACAGACAAATCTACGATGCGGGCATGTTAATTGAGCGTGCACGTATTCTTGATATTGTAAAAGAAGGATTGTGGGACGTAGCAGGTTTACGGAATCATTTAGAACAAGAGGATAAGAATCATGGATAGCTATGGCAAAGAGTTATTTAAACATTTGTTGGAAGGGGTGGCTTTTTTGGTTGGATTCGGTTTGCTTGTTTGGTTCCTTGTTATTTTGTTGTATATGTGTTTTGGGCCATCGCAAGAGAAGTTAGCAAAAGACAGATCAATGCAAGTCATTCAAGAGATAGATGGGTGCAAGGTATACAGGTTCTACGATAGCAACTACCACTACGTAACCCGATGCGGGGACAAGATAACAACGCAGAAGAACTGGAGCGAAGACTGCGGTAAGGCTTGCACTAGACGCAGAACAGAAGACATTACAACGGAGGGAAACCAATGAAAACAGCAGAAGACGAAGAGTTCGAGCGCATCGAAGCTGAAGGATGGCGCAAGAGGCAGATAGCACTAGACCAAAAAGCAGAGAACGCCCGTGAGTTGGGTTTGGATTATGAGCTAGAGCATGTCGCAACAGTAATATCCGAGTCGGGAGCAAACGTAACGCATTCTTGGTGGCATGAACCCGCATTGCCTATTGGTACAAAACTCTACACATTACTACCACAACGCACATGGGTAGGACTGACAAGGGACGAACAAAATTTTGTATACAGAAACTTGCATAACTCGACTTCAAGAAAAGATTCTTTTTGGGTTGATTTTGCAAATGCCATTGGGCAAGCCATAAAGGAGAAGAACACATGAACAGAACCACTTGCCCCAATGGGATGGTCGATACTTGTTGTGAAAATTACGACCACTGCACCTTCAGTTACGACAAGGATGCTGAAATCCCTTATTTCAAACGCCTCAATGAGAAGATTGAGTTCCTTGCCCGCACTAATATGCTGTACAGCGATTGGGAGCATCGTGAGACACAAGTCACAAGCGAGTTAATCCGCAAAGGTATTGAGGAACACAAAATCAATGCTGAGTTACGAGCAGAGATTGAACGTCTTAAACAACGCACATGGGCAGGGCTGACTGACGATGAGATACAGCAGTGTTTAAACGGTTTGCCAACAGAAACAATTGATGTGTACGCAAGACGTATTGAAGCCAAACTAAAGGAGAAGAACACATGATTAAGTACGACGGTTACGACGAGGCCATCATCGGCCCTGCTTCTATATGGAGAGACGGCACGCAAGTATCTGTACTGGTCTACGATGCCGAGGTGATTAGAAATATTCTTATGACAAGAGATGGTATGGAGGCTGATGAAGCAAGAGAGTTCATCGAGTTCAATATCGAAGGTGGGTACTTGGGTAAGACTACCCCAGTGCTTGTGTGGAAAGATGATATCTACTGGGAGGATGAAGATGAAGAAAGTTAGTACTGAAAGGTTTGCAATAGTTAAGAAAGGTGGGCAGTACGTCAAACCTTTTCTTGATGACGCGCCATATTTATTTTTTAGACGAAAGATGGATGCAGAAATTTGTTTGTCAATGGACAGGAAGAGTGCACACAAGATTGTAAAAGTACGAATAACCATTGAGCCAGTACAAATATGAACACACCTGAAAAGAAAGTAAAACTCAAAGTCGTAGCCATACTGAAAAGTTTTGGTGCGTACTACTTCTATCCCGTCACCGGAGGATACGGTGCATCGGGCGTACCTGACATAGTTGGGTGCTACATGGGCAAGTTCTTTGCAATTGAATGTAAGGCAGGGAAAGGTAAAACAACTGCACTTCAAGAAAAGAACATAGCGCAAATCATTGGACAAGGTGGGTTGGCCATCGTGGTCAATGAAGACAACATAGAAGATGTTCAATATTTTTTAGGAGAGATGTAATGAAAGATTTATCTGGAGAGATACGGGAACTTATTTTGTTCACAATACAAGACGTTATGAAACGCATAGCATGGATTGAAGAACAACTTTGTGAAGAGGAACCCGAAGGAGAAGAGCAATGAACACAATCATGGAAGAGAAAATTAAACAAGCATTTCAAGAGTGGAAAGAACAACCTAAACAAGAAGAGAGTGATATGAAACAAATAAACAAACAACAAACCCTTTCCAACACGTTGCTACAAGAGATTGAGAGCAATCCCGGGGTAACTGGGAAACAATTACGTGTATACATATCTGAGCAAAATCCGGAGATGCCCCCATCCTATGTCCCTGCCACACTTAAAAGTCTTTACGATAAACATTTTGTAAGTCGGATTGCAGTCCCTAGTGAGGATGGTAACCGTAGTCGTGCAACCTATGCCTATACAAAGACAAGTGACAAAGATCGTGAAGCACTGGCAAAGTTTCCTAAGTCGAAACCTAAATTCAAGAAGGTTAAGAAGGTTAAAGTATCTGCCCCCATCAACAGACCCAATGCCGGTATCAATACACTTATCCCTGTAGAACGTGTTGCCACAAACCCTTTGGCAGTAGGGGCCACGACCTTGTATATCACAATACGTACCGGAGAGGATGCGTCCTACTCGTTGCGTCTTGATGAGGCAAAAAGTATTTATCAACAACTGCATCAAATCTTTGGAGGTATACGATGAACGATAATGATCCACCACATATTTTTGGAGAAGTATTTGACGATGGACAGTTTCGTGGGTCTTATAAAATAAAGGACATACCGCCTGATGCCATGATCGTAGGCGATTATTTAATTTGGAATTTTAAAGATAATTGCATTGGTATACAGTTTGAACCTACTGGTGAGACAGGCATCTTTAAGAAGGTAGACTTTGAGCCATACCTCAAAGCATTTTTTGGATTGAATTTTTAATGGACATTATCACTATAGACTTTGAGACGTACTATGACAAGGAGTTTTCTTTGTCTAAGATTACAACCGAAGAGTACGTGCGTGACCCTCGTTTCGAGATCATTGGTGTAGGCATCAAGGTCAACGATGGCAAGACAAGTTTCTTTTCAGGTGATCACGAATCATTGAGGAAACAGTTATCAGTGAAATACGCTTGGGAAGATTCCCTTGTGTTGGCACACAACGCAATGTTCGACATGGCCATTTTGCACTGGGTCTTGGGTATCAAGCCAAAGATGATTGCAGATACATTGAGCATGGCACGGGCACTGCACGGGTCAGAGGTTGGTAACAGCTTGGCAAAGTTGGTCTCTCATTACGGGTTGGGTGCAAAGGGGGATGAGGTGATCAAGGCGCTAGGCATGCGACGTGCTGACTTCACAGTACAGCAGATGAAAGACTATGCCAAGTACTGCGTCAATGATGTTGACTTGACCTATGACTTGTTCATGACCCTCGTGCCCACATTTAATAAGATAGAACTGCGCTTGATTGATATCACAATAAAGATGTTTTCTGATCCGCAGCTCCGCCTAGATGAATCTCGCTTACAGCAACATCTTGTAGATGTAAAAGAACGCAAGCAGAGGCTGCTAGATGAATGTGGTGCCGGTATAGATGACCTGATGTCCAATGCCAAGTTTGCTACCCTACTAAAGAAGTTTGGAGTTGAACCCCCTACAAAGATTAGTCTGACCACGGGCAAAGAAACGTTGGCATTGGCTAAAAGTGATGAGGGTTTCAAGGCACTGGAGAAGCATCCGGATGTGCGTATACAGACACTATTTGCGGCGAGATTGGGTAACAAGACCACGTTGGAAGAAACACGTACAGAGAGGTTGCTAGGTATCGCCAAGCGAGGGCCTATGCCGGTACCCCTATCTTATTATGCGGCGCATACTGGACGGTGGGGTGGGTCGGACAAGCTGAACCTACAGAACTTGCCATCCCGTGGGGACAACGCAGGGAAGCTCAAGAACGCCATCCTTGCACCTGAAGGTTATGTGATGATTGACTGTGACTCAGCTTCTATCGAGGCACGGGTACTCGCATGGTTTGCAGGGCAGAACGATTTAACTGAGGCATTTAGAAAGGGTGAAGATGTATACAAGATCATGGCAGGGCAAATCTACAAGAAGTCCGTTGAAGAAGTTTTGGACACGAAAGAAAACCCTGAAAGGTTCGTCGGCAAAACTACGATTTTGGGTGCAGGCTATGGCATGGGAGCGGAGAAGTTTCAAGGACAACTTAAGAATTTTGGTACTGAAATTACGCTTGAAGAAGCAAAGCGAATTGTTGATACGTACCGAAGTGCTTACCCGAAAATTCCTACACTATGGTCGCAAGGATCATCGGCGATTGATGCGATGAGCAAGGGACGTACTGCCAAGTACGGCAACGGGTCTGTGGTTGTTGGCAAAGAGGGGATCCTTATGCCCAATGGGTTGTATCAAAGATACCCAAACTTGAAAAAAGTACGAGACAAAGACGGGAAAGATCAGTATATTTATGACTCACGTAAGGGCGCAGTAAAGCTGTACGGGGGCAAGTTGACAGAGAACATTTGTCAGGGGTTGGCACGTTACATTATTGGTGAACAGATAATAAAGATTAGTAAAAAGTACAGGGTAGTACTCACTGTACATGATGCTGTGGCCTGTATTGCTTTGAAAGAAGAAGCTCAAGAGGCGATGGCCTATGTTGTAGAGTGCATGCGCTTTGTGCCGTCATGGGCGCAGGGTATTCCCTTAAATTGTCAGGCCGGATTTGGAGATAGTTATGGAGATTGTTGATTACGCTTACCCCTGCATGATGGCTGAGAAAGCCCTGAAAGAACTACACGACAAGATATTAGACCGTGACTACGACACGGCTCTAGATCTGGCTATGAAAGCACTGGTAGAAGTAAAGATGACTTACAACTCAATTAAACACATGAAGGAGGTGGAAAATGAGAGACATACTGACATGGGCAGTTATACTTAGTATAGGTGCGTTACTGGCATTGGCCTTTGTATTAATATTTATAAACGTGTTGGAATTTTTAGCTAGGAAAACATGAACAAACCCCCTACATGGAGCTACTCAAGCATCACATTGTTTGAGCAATGCCCCAAGAAGTACTACCATTTGCGTGTGGCAAAGGACATCAAAGAACCGGCAAGTGACGCAATGTTGTACGGTACTGCTGTACATACTGCGGCCGAAGAGTACGTACGTGATGGCGTACCCATTCCTGAGAAGTACAAATACATGGAGCCATTTCTTGAAAAGCTAATGAAGATTCAAGGTGAAAAACTTTGTGAATTGGAAATGGGTTTGAAGAAAGTTGATGGGCGTTTAGCACCATGCGGATTCTATGATAAGGATGCTTGGTACCGTGGCATCGTTGACTTGCTTATCCTTGATCGTGAGAAAAAAGAAGCCCGAATAATTGACTACAAAACAAGTAAGAGTAGTCGCTACGCAGACCCAAAACAATTGGCATTGATGGCCGCTTGTGTGTTTGTGCATTACCCTGAAATTGAATTTATTCGTACAGGGTTATTGTTTGTAGTGTGCAAGGATTTTATAGCAGTAGATTTTGATATCCATAAAAAGTTTGACATCTTTGCCAAGTTAGATAACGTATTGGTTTCACGTGAAACTGCATACGAGACGGGCGTGTTCAACCCCAAGAAAAATTTTACTTGCAAAGCATGGTGTCCTATAGTAGATTGTTCACATAACGGGAGAAATTGATATGCCTTATAAGAACCCTGATGATCGCAACGTTAAACGCGAATACGAATTAGAAAAGAAACGTGCCGGTGCGCATGAAGCTCGAATGGAGCGACAGCGTGCTCGACGTAAGCTAGACAAGACAATGCCCGACAAGAACAAGAACGGTGAGGCTGATGCACGTGAAGGCAAAGATGTTGCACATGTGAGAGCATTGTCCAAGGGTGGGTCAAATAAAAATGGTGTGCGTATTGAAAGCGCATCAACAAATAGATCGTTCAAGCGCGGATCGAACCACAAGGTGGTGTCTGAGACAAGCGCAAAGGAACGCAAGAAATCGTGATGTTCATGATGAGTCTGTAAGGTAAGGTATGAGTAGTAGCAGACAGGGTGTCATTACCCAAGATAACCATACTAGTTAGTACAGTTTTTATACTTTCGACTGGGAACTAACCGAATAGCACCCGTAAGGTGCGACTTATAACAAAGACCTGACGCACACCGTGTTCAGGTTACATCACTATGGAGAAGAGAGAATTATGCAGATCATTGATAACCGAGCGTTACTATTGAATGTACGCAATCCCGACAGAATCACTACGGTGATACCAAAGAGCAAAGTATTGTCAGATGACGGTGACGTTGCGCAGGTACTGGTCAATTGGGATTTAGATGAGGCAATTGTTTTAAAGAACCTTAAGATAAAAGATGTGCCGTCCCCAATCAACGCTACATACAAGTGGCCGGGACTGTATAAACCTTTCGCACACCAAAAAGTTACATCGTCTTTCTTAACGATGCACCGGCGTTCATTCTGTTTCAACGAACAGGGCACGGGTAAAACTGCATCTGTTATTTGGGCCGCTGATTACTTGCTAACCAAGAAGATCATTAGACGTGTTTTAGTTATATGCCCGTTGTCCATCATGGACTCCGCATGGCGTAATGATTTGTTTACGTTCGCAATGCACCGCAAGGTAGATGTTGCCTATGGCAAGTCAGAGAAACGTAACAACATTATTTCAGGGGATGCAGAGTTTGTCATCATCAATTACGATGGGCTTGAGATTGTACAAAATGCAGTAGCCAAAGGTGGCTTTGATCTCATTGTCATTGACGAGGCTAACGCCTATAAAAATCCAACTACAAGACGTTGGAAGGTGTTAAACAATCTATTGAAACCCGACGTGTGGATGTGGATGCTCACAGGTACACCGGCATCTCAATCACCATTGGATGCGTATGGTATCGCCAAGCTAATCAACCCTGAAGGAGTGCCAAGATTCTATGGTGGGTTTCGTGATAAGGTCATGCACAAAGTTACACAGTTTAAGTGGGTGCCTAAGTTAGATTCAGAACAAGTTGTTCATAGTGCGTTGCAACCGGCTATACGCTTTACGAAAGAACAATGCCTTGATCTACCTGAGATGACTTACGTAACGCGAGACGTACCTCTTACTGCCCAACAAGAAAAATACTATGAGCTATTACGTAAGCGCCTTATCGTACAAGCAGGGGGTGAGGAGATCACTACAATAAATGCGGCAGCGAACTTAAACAAACTCCTACAATTATCTGGTGGTGCGGTGTATTCCGACACTGGTGAAGTGATCCAATTCGATGCTAGTAATCGATTGGCAGTCTTGCGTGAAGTCATAGAAGAATCAAGCCACAAAGTGTTGGTGTTTGTACCGTACAGACATGCAATCGAAGTGGTTTCAGAAGACTTGCGCAAGCATGGGTACCCGACTGCTGTCATTCATGGCGGTATATCGGCCGGTAAACGCACGGATATTTTCGAGCGTTTCCAAACGAAGGATGATCCACAAGTACTGGTCATCCAACCACAAGCCGCATCGCATGGGGTGACCTTGCATGCGGCCAATACGATTGTCTACTGGAGTCCAGTGATGTCCGTTGAAACTTATCTACAAGCCAATGCACGTGTGCACCGAGCAGGGCAGAAAAATCCCTCAGTTGTAGTTCACTTGCAAGGCAGTGGGGTAGAGAGACGTATGTACACAATGCTCAGTAACAAAATTGACATTCATAATCGAATAATCGATTTATACGGGGAAATACTTAGTTAAATAATACTTGACATTGTTAAATTTTAGGTTATTATCTGTATACAAAACAAAAAGGAGAGTGACTATGACCGAGACAATATCGGTTGATAAACTCGTCGCCGCTTACATTAAGATGCGCGACAAGAGAGCTGAAATTCTACGTGAATACGAAGAAGTTGATGGCTCTGTGAAGGCACAGATGGAGGTTGTGGAATCCAAGTTATTGGAACTCTGCAAAGAGATCGGTGCCGACAAACTCGGTAGCACACACGGTACGGTAATGCGTACTGTGAAAACTCGCTACTGGACAAGCGACTGGGAATCAATGCATAAATTCATCTTACAAAACAAGATGCCTGAACTGCTTGAGCGCCGTATCAGTCAAACCACCATGAAGCAACTTTTGGAGGAGAACCCTGACCTCATGCCTTCCGGCATGAACATTGATAGCAAATACAGCGTAACTATAAGGAGAAATTCAAGTGGAACTTGAAGAATCATTGACTGTGCCCGAAGTGGCAAAGATGTTGCGGATGTCAAGACAGACAATCTACAACATGATCCGAGGGGGAACCATCCCCCATTTTAGAATAGGCACCAAAGTGCGCTTCAACCGCGCAGATATTGAGGCTTTAACAAACACAAAACTTGTAACTACTGGAGAATCTAAATGAGTGAAATGACGTTATTTTCTAAGGGCGGTAACACACTACCTGCTCACTTGCAAAATCTACAATTGGATGCCACAACCAAAGCTCTTATGGGTGGTGGTAATGGCGGTAAGCGCATCTCTATCCGCGGTAACGTGTTCCGCATGATGGTTGATGGTAAAGAGGTTGCACAGAACGAAGAACGTGCAATGAACATTATTATTGCCGCGGCAAATGCCAACGTATCTAGGACATACTATGAAGGTTCATACCAAGAGGGACAATCCGTTGCCCCATCCTGTTGGTCAAACGACGGTACCTCACCCGACATCAAAGTTGAGTCACCACAAGCAAGCAAGTGCGCTTCATGTCCACAGAACATCAAAGGTTCAGGACAAGGGGAGTCTCGTGCATGCAGATTCAGTCAGCGCCTTGCCGTACTCTTGGAGAATGATATTCGTGGAGACGTTTATCAATTAACTTTACCGGCACAATCTATATTTGGCGCGGCTGAAAACGGCAAGATGCCTTTGCAATCATACGCAAAGTTCTTGGGTGGTCATGGTTTGCCCATCACAGCAGTTGTCACTGAAATGCGTTTTGATACTGCAAGCGCAACACCACGTTTAACCTTTAGAGCAGTGCGCCCATTGGAAGCCGATGAGATGGCAACGACACAAGAAAAAGGTAATTCTGCTGATGCCAAAGCCGCAATTGCATCAACCGTTTCAATGGTAGACAAAGTACCAATGGTTAAAAACGAAGTTGCACAACCTGTAGTTCAAGCTCCTGTAGCTTCACCAAAAGCCGAAGCTGTTGAAGAAGTTGAACCTACCAAACGCGCTAAGAAAGCCGCACCGAAAGATGTGGCTGACATTTTGGACGATTGGGCTGAGTAACTTCATGGGTGAGGGAAACCTCACCCTCTTCAGGAGAACAATATGAATATTTTAGAACTTGCAAACGAACACGAAGAAATGTTTAGTAAAGAGTTTATGGGATGGTTACCTAACAACTTGCATGTGTGGGAAGCATTTTGCGATCAGACATTCAAAATTAGGAAAAATGGATATAAACATTACTCTGCTCGTACCATCGTGCATTTTTTACGGCATCATTCTGCAATCACTGAGGTTAGTGGACAGTGGAAAATTAATAACAACTACAGTCCATATCTAGCACGACTTTTTGACAAGAGATACCCAAACCTTGTAGGGCTTTGGGAGTATCGAGAAACAAAGCGTGCCAAGTTTGACCACACATCACCATATAAAAAACATGAACAACAGAGGCTATTCCCGTAAATTTGTAGATGCGAACAATACGGCAGACCCATTCCATGTGGGTGTGCAACTTGGACGCATTTGCATTCAACGTGACATACCAGTACAAGATGTAGCGGAACATCTCAATGTATCACGGCAAGCCATATACATGTGGTTCTTGGGGAAAGCTTTACCGCACCCCGAAAAGCGCAAAGTATTATGGGAACTCCTTGATCGTTTAGCGGCTAATACCGTTCGTTAATTAAGAGCCTCGGGTCTATCGCCAGTAGACTCGACGGCATTTTTGTCTATAAAATTTGAGCGAACAATGACAACAAGAAATACCTTTCTCACATCTGTACTTGCCCCTGAAGGTTTGTACGCTGTAGTAGGGTTGAAGAAGGGGGTATCGAAGCAGACATTTGTAGAAACGATTGATGAGATTGATGGGATAGTTGATGGCCTTATTTCACAAGGATTTGATGCATACTTTGGGTGTGCCAAATTTCTTTTAGAAACCGAAGGACGTACAGCGAAGAATGCAAAATGGTTCAAAGCCTTTTGGCTTGATCTTGATTGCGGAGATTCTAAACCCTATGGAACACAAGCATTAGCACTGGATGCACTCAGGCAATTTGTAAAAACAACTGGACTACCTCGGCCTACCATCGTCAACTCAGGACGTGGCATACACGTTTACTGGACATTAACGGAGACTATCAATTACAACGATTGGAAACCGACAGCAGAAACACTAAAGAAATTTTGTGCTATGTACAATCTGCATGCTGACCCTGTGGTCACAGCAGACGCCGCCCGAATACTGCGTGTACCTGAAACATTAAATTTCAAGGACAATCCACCAAAGCCTGTAGCTGTACTGATTGAATCACAGCCCGTAGACTTCACACGCTTCAAGACGTTGATAGGAGCCGAAGAGGAACCTGATGAACCCATTGGGTTGTTTGGTGCAGATACTCCTCCACGCCGACCAATAGATGCAACGACTCGCGCTTTGATGGGTAACAGCGTTTCTCGGTTCAATACGATCATGCGTAAAAGTGCTGAAGGTGATGGGTGTGCACAACTTTTACGTATTTACAAAGAGCAACAAACTGTAGAAGAACCATTGTGGAGGGCAGGGTTGTCGATTGCGATTAACTGTGAGGATGGTGAAACATCTATACATAAGATAAGCAATCAGCATCCTGAGTATGACCCACAAGAAACTTTTAATAAAGCAAATGCGCTACGCGACAAGCCGTACAAGTGCGCTACCTTTGCAAGCATCAACGCAGGGCCTTGCGTAGATTGCATACATAAAGGCAAGATAACTTCCCCCATACAAATTGGTTCACGCATTGCAGAGGCCAAGGCAGAAGATAATATTGTTGTTATGCACAATGCGGTATTGGAAGAAGAGGTCACGGTTGAAATTCCTGATTATCCTTATCCATACTTTCGTGGCAAAAATGGTGGAGTTTACAAACGTGGATGGGGAAAAGATGATAAAGGGGAGGACGAGAAGGATGAGTTAGTTTATGAGTATGATTTTTACGTGGTCAAACGCCTGACTGATCCTGACGCAGGAGAATCTTTGTGGATGCGTCTTCACATGCCAAAGGATGGTATCCGTGAATTCTCTGCGCCTTTAGCAAGTGTTTTGGCAAAAGATAAACTAAGAGAGGTGTTGGCCTACCAAGGTGTCACCGCATACAACAAACGATTGGATTCACTTATGGGATATATAACGAAATGGGTACAAGAATTACAACACTTGTCCGAAGCTGAGAAAGCACGTCAACAATTTGGATGGCATGAAGACGATACAAAATTTATTGTGGGGAACCGTGAAATTACTTCTTCAGGGGTCAACTACAGTCCATCATCTGCGGCAACTGCGGAGATTGCATCGTTCTACACAAAGAAAGGCACCATTGCTGAATGGAAGAAAGTTGCCAACATCTACGCAAGCCCCGGAAATGAAGTACGTGCGTTCACACTTTTTGCAGGGTTTGGGTCAGCTCTTTATAAGTTTACGAAGCTCAATGGATCTATCATTCACTTGACAAACAATGGTAGCGGAGTGGGTAAAACAACCATACAACTTATGGTGAACAGCATATGGGGTCGCCCTGTTGAACCACTAATGAACCAAGAGGATAAATACTTAGCGCGTATACATAGGATTGCTGTGCTTGGTAACTTACCGCCAACCATTGATGAGTTGACCAATATGGAAGACGAAGAAGTAAGTTCAATGAGTTATGCCATCACGCATGGTCGAGGCCGTAACCGCATGCAGTCTCAAACCAATGCTGAACGTAGCAATTCATTACGCTGGAACCTGATTGCGATTACGTCAGGTAACAAAAGTTTGTACGATCAACTGTATAACCTGAAGGACTTTCCAGAGGGCGAACTCATGAGGGTACTGGAGTTTTCAGTAGCCAAGAACGATCTGTTTAGCAAGGCTGAATCTGATGCGATGTTCAACCCCATGTATGAAAACTACGGGGTGGCCGGAGAGATATTTATTCGGTATGTCATTACCAATTTGCCTGAAGTTCAACGTCTCTTATCTGCCATTCAACGTAAGTTTGACAAAGCGGCAGGGTTTACTCAACGTGAAAGATTTTGGTCTGCTACTGCGGCATGTGCATTGACCTCCGGCATCATTGCAAAGAAGTTGGGACTACACGATATTGATGTATCCGCAGTCTACAAGTGGGCAGTCGAGACTTTAAATAGGATGCGTGTTGAGGTGCGTTCCGATGGGATGACACCTTTAAGTCGTATCGGTATGTTCTTGAATGAGAAGAACAACAACATGTTGATTATCAACAGCAGTGTGGACAAGCGTTCAGGACTGACCGAAGCGCCAATACGGGAACCCCGTGGAGAGTTGATGACTCGTTACGAACCGGATAAAAAGTTGCTCTATATTTCATCCAAAGCACTGCGTGAATGGTGCAGTGAGAATCAAATTTCTTACAAGATGCTGTGTGAAGACTTGCAAAAGAACAAGATCACTACAGGGGTTATTAAAAAGAGTTTGTCTAAGGGTGCTGATATTGCTACACCCTCGGTATTTGCACTTGTGATCGACTGCACTATTGCAAAAGAGCTTGATCCCGAAGTGGAGACCCCCATAAATCATGACAATAACGGTTGATGGCGTACCAGTTATAATAGAATGGCATAAGTTTGTAGTAGGGAGTTCCTTCTACATACCGTGCCTAAATCGTCGTGATATTTCGGATAAGATAGTTATATCTGCTAAAGAACGCGGGATGAAAATTAAATTTCGTTTTGTGTTAGAAGGTGGCACCCAAGGAGTGAGATTCTGGCGAATCAACTGATAATGTGCTAGAGTTCGCCTAGCAACTTGTCACTCTCTCTTTTTGGGTTGCTATCTCCTATTTAACCCCGACCTTGTGTCGGGGTCTTTTTAATCTCCATATACATCTGCCGCGGCTTGTCTTAAGTACGGAGCCAGTTTACGGTCAAGCGATACACCGTGGTCAGTGTACATCTCGCGTGAGATGCGTTCACGTGACTTCACTGAGTCAGTGATTGTTTTTTCGCTGATGTTCATGAAAGGATACTTAGCACCAAGCTCAAACAACTTCTCACGTGCATCCATCATGCCGTCGGAGTCACCCTCACGCATTGCCGCATAGTATTTTTTCAGTGCGTTCTTCTCAATAGACTTGATGGCCTTACCTTTCTCGGTCTTGTACGCATTCTCTTCGTACTGCTTCATCAAGTCAGCAGGAGCAAAGCCAAGCACTTGCATAAAGGCGTTAGCGCCATTCACGTCCCCAACTGCATCTCCACGTAGAGTGTTAGCGCCTTCAATCGCATAACGTCCACCCTTCAAGATGTTGCGCAGTCCTACAGGCAACATAGCCTCAATACCACGTTCATACTGGCCTTCAGCAATCAAATCTTTTGCACGGAATAAGCTGTCACCAATTGCGTATGGTGCTCCAAAAATGGCTTCAGCAAATTGGGCCATCACACTTGCATCGGCTTTACTACCTTTTTGTTCACGCCACAATAGATCCGTCCAACCCACACGATCAGCAATACTTAGATTAGTTAAATAATTAACTGGCCCTTTAAAGAAAAACTCCCCAAGATATTCACGCATAACCGTGTCAAAGTCATCATCATCTTTATCTTGGAACATGTTGTATGCTAACTCAGCAATCCAATACATAGGCAAACCTTTTGCACCGGCAAAGAGTGCGGCCATGCCGTATACGCCTACGAGTTGTCTTCTAGCCGCTTTGATTGCTTCGAGATGTTCACCCGTTGCACCTTTGACAGGCAGGGAACGTAGCATTGTGTCAAACAACATGTAGTACATGCTGAACGCAAAACGCTTAAACACCATCAAAATTTTTCCTATGTCACTTTGACCAAGGCTTGGGCCTGACAACGTACTACCTGCACCGTGGGTGTACTCTACCAATTTAAGTGCTTTGTCAATTGCTCTGGTTTGTTTTTCAGCCTCACTCATCTTAGAGTTTCTAAGTTTCCCCATCTCTAAATCAAACGCGGCAACTGCGGTAATCTCACGGTTCATACGTTCGGCATGATGAAACAAGAAGGAACCTACCAATGCAGTAACACGTTGTAGCTTGTTTATACTACCGTACCCCTGAGAGTTTTCATTTTCAGAACTCAACGCATCCGGTGCAGTTGATGTAGATAACAGACCACGGGCTTTCATGGTTTCAATCAAAGCCTTGTACTTGCTTGCTTTACCGGCATTAACCAAATTTTCAATAGAAGCCATAGCTTTTT